TACTCGGATCATGCGGGTGCATTAGAGCCAATGTCCGCTCATACTCATGCGACAGGCACACCACCAGAAGGTCATGTAGCTATTGCTGCATTCGGTCGGTTGTGGGTGGCAGACTTTGATGGTGACAAGTCTATTATCTACTGGTCAGACCTACTCAATGGTTCTGGATGGTCAGGTGGCTCTACAGGATCGATTGATATTACTAAGGTCTGGCCTAACGGATACGACACTATCACCGCTATGGCGGCACACAATGGCTTTCTGATTATCTTTGGCAGGAACTCCATCATAGTGTACGAGGGGGCAAGCAGCCCTGCGAGTATGACGTTATCTGATACAATCTCGAACGTAGGTTGTGTGGGTAGAGATGCGGTAGTCTCCACTGGTAAGGACTTGATATTCCTAGACGACTCGGGTGTTCGTAGTTTGTCAAGGACAATTCAAGAGAAGTCAGCTCCTATTGGCGACATCTCAAAGAACGTCAACAACGATATTAAGTCTCTCTTCGCGGCAGAGACAGGGAATATCAGTATGCACTACTCGCCAAGACAGGCGTTTGTGTTACTAAACTTCCCAGTATTGGGTGTGGTATACGCTTTTGACACACGTTTCCCTTTGCAGGATGGGAGCTTTAGAGCGACTACTTGGTCGCATATCAATCCACTCTGCTTTGCGGAAACATCTACTGAGAAACTGTACGTTGGTGTAGCAGATGGCATTGGTGAGTACACAGGATACACCGATAACAATACGGGTTATCTGTTGAGTTACTTCAGTCACCCCTTGAGCTTTGGCAATACGTCAAACCTGAAGTTCCTGAAGAAGATCAACCTCACAACCTTTGATGGCGCTGAGGCTACAGTGGTATTAAACTGGGCGTATGACTATTCTGGCAACTACAGAAAGCAAGCCTATGTACTACCGCAGTCCAACGTAGCGCAGTACAACATATCAGAATTCAACACGGACGCTGAGTATTCATCGTCTATTGCTTTGATTAAACGCAAGAAGATCAACGCCTCTGGTCAGGGTACAGTCGTAGCCGTAGGGGTAGAAACAACTGTTGAGGGTAACTCGATTGCCCTTCAAGAGATTAACATTCAAGCTCTGATGGGAAGGATAGTCTAATGTCGAACTATACCAAACTTACTAACTTCGCAGCCAAGGACGCTTTGGTTAGCGGCAACCCTGCCAAGGTTGTTAAAGGCTCTGAGGTCGGAGCTGAATTTGACGCAATCCAAGTGGCAGTGGCAACGAAGTCTGACTCAGCGTCACCTACTTTTACTGGCACAGCAACAACAGATAACCTGACAGTGAGCGGTACTTTCACAGTCGGCACGATTGATGGAGGTACTTACTAATGGAAGAGTTTTTCAAAAACTTACTTTCTAGCGCAATGAGCCAACAAGGACGCGCTTTAATAGGCGGTGTTGGTGGAGCATTAGCGCAGCAAGATATAATCAAAAACATTGAAGATTTAGGTAAGCAAGATGTTTCTGCGGTTTTTGGTCAAGAAACTGTCCCTCAATATGAGGGCGGGATAGTTGGCGAGATAGCCCGCAGATCAGAGTTCAAGCCGTTTACTGTAACTACTCCCACTGGCTCGAGGGCTACTCTGGGTGCAGGTGGCATGGATACAATGCTCAGTCCCACAGAACAGGCTCTACAGTCTCAACTGTTAGGCTTTGGTTCTCAGGCTTTTGGGATGTTAGGTAGCCCAGAGGCTAGACAGCAAGAACAAGAGAATGTCATCGGGATGTTAACTCAAGACCCTATGCAAAGGGCTATGCGTGAGCAGGACATTTTTGGTCGTATGCAAGCCACTCTTGCACCTGAGCAGGAACGTGCAAGGCTAGGGCTAGAAGAGCGTCTAGCAGGTCAAGGTAGACTAGGTGTTAGGACTGCCATGTTTGGCGGTACGCCAGAGCAGTTAGCACTAGAGAAGGCTATTGCAGAACAGCAAGCAGGTCTTGGTGTAAGTGCTATGGAACAAGCTAGAGCAGAACAAGCACTACAGTCACAGCAAACCCTACAAGGACTTGGCGAGACACGAGCAAGACTAGGACTTCTTGGAGAGCTAGGTCTATCTTCTATTCCTACTGCTTACGCAGGACAGCAACAATTACTCGCAAACTTGCAGCCGCAATTAGAAGCATCTCGTATTGCAACTGCGCTACAATCTGCCGGTCTTGGTTTAGGTACTCAGCTTGCAGAGTCTACGCTTGAGTCTCAACTAGGTTACGCAGCACTAGCTAATGCTCTACGTCAGCAGCAGTTCCAAGGGCTATTTGATTTGCTGAAGGGTGAGCAACAAGGCTCATCAGGATCAACTAGCTCAACTAGCGCAACTCCTACTCTTACAGGAAATGCAGCAGTAGATGCGGCGATCGCAATGTATAATGGCATACCACGAAACACAAACACCACACTAACAGGAAATGACGCTGTTGATGCGGCAATAGCAATGTATGGCGGAATACCACGAGGTTAAACAATGGCTATAGATATTAACAGTCTGTTTGCGGACATCATTGACACTCCTGAACAGCGTCAACAGAAACTACTTCAGCAGGGTATGGTTCAAGGTCAGTTGCTTTCTTCTGGTCTTCGAGGTCGTGCTGCTGCGTTAGCTCCTCTCGCCCAAATGGCAGGTCAGCTTGGTGTACAGCGTCAAGAAGATTTACGCCGTGCAGTACAGCCTATGCTTGGTATTGATCCAAGGACTACTGGCGAAAGGTTGCAAGATCAATTAAAAAACATAGACACTTCTACTCCAGAAGGTAAAAAAAGATTAATAGAGGTTGTTCAATCTGTTGACCCAGTAAGAGCAGCCGCTTTGCGTCAACAATTTGCAGAAGAAGCTGCTCAAAAAGCTAAAGAACAAAGAGAGCTTTCATTAAAAGAACGAGCAATGACTGTAGACGAAAGTCGAGCGCAAACTCAAGCTAGACAAATTGATCTTGGAGAACAACAGTTAGACTTTAACATAGATGTTCAAAACGACTTAAACGCATGGCGTAATCAACAAGGAGAAGACGCTGATGCTGATCGTTTATTAAAAAAAGAAGAACTTAGGCTTAAAGAGCAGGCGCAAAACTTAGCGCAACAAGATCTAGGCTCAAGAGATAGAGCTGCTCTTAGAGAAGTAGAGCAAGAAGCTGAAACTCAATTTAACTTATATACACAAGCAAAAACATTAGCTGACGAGTTCCAAAGCATAGAAGGAACTGAAGGTTCATCTGGTAAAATATTAGCAAAATGGCGATCTATTACTGGTCAACAAGATAAAAGAGATTTGTTGATTGCTGATTTTAACAGAATTAAAAATTCAGCCGCGCTTGGTGGTCTTCCACCTGGAGCTGCTTCTGATAAAGATATACAAATGGTTTTACAAGGATTTCCAGATGACACATATCCTCCAGAAGCAATTGCTTCATATATGAGAGGAATGGCAAAAATGTCTGCTTTAGCAACTGAAAAAGAAAAACAAAGAATGCAGTTTATGATCTCCAACAAGGGTGTAGGGGTTGGTATAGACTCTACTACAGGAGAAACTGTTACTTTTATGGATTTATGGCAAAGAAAAACACAAGAAGATGGATTTGCAGATTATATGCAAGAAAAATATCCTATTAACTGGGATAATTCAGAATTTGTTTCACCAAGAAAGCTTAGTATCCAAAACGCCGCTGCAAAAAGAGCAGAAGCAGAACTAAGAAGACAGCAATCTAGAGAAGCTGTACCGCCTACTCTTAGAGGCGGGTTAATGTAACGCAGAATAATCGAGGCAAACATGGCAAATTTAACGTTAGATCAACTTAATGCAATAGCTGCCGGAGATTTTTCTGGAGTTTCTGAGTCAGATTTAGAAGACCTTTATAGAGAAGATAAAAGCTCAGAAGTAGGAGGTCTAGAGACAGTAGGCTCTATTGTTGGTGGCATAGCAAGCGGAGCAGCTCTTGGTACTTTAGGAGCAGGCCCGGTAGGAACTATTATTGGAGGAATAGCCGGAGGCGCTATTGGCGCTTTTGGTGGAGAAGCTCTAGAAGACTTAATTAATGGAAAAGAAGTAGATTTAGCAAAAGCAGCTAAAGAAGGAGCAATATCAGCAGGATTTGATGTTGCTACATTAGGCGCAGGAAAGATATTGCGCCCTGTATTTAGACTAACATCAACATCAAAACTGTCGTCTAACTTTAAAAATCTTTTAGATGAAGTTTCTCCAACTCAAGGAAGCAGAGCTTCTGAAGCTCAAACACAACAACTACTTGAACAAGGAGGGTCTTCTTTAAGTCCTAGGTCTATTGAAGGAGTTGGCCCGGTACGGAGACTTTTTAATGAGCTTGGAGAAGTTGGTTTTATTTCAAGGGGTATGTTTGAAAAAGACGTAAAAAAAAGAAAAAGCGTTATTTTAAGCAATCTGGCTCGTTGGACTAATTCAGAAAGCGCCTTGTCTACAAGCGAGCTTGGCAGGTCTATGTTTAACATTGTTGAAGCAGGTAGAGTAGCAGCATCAAAATCATACGGTGATGGATTAAATGTTTTGGTTGAAAAAGCAGGATCACAGAAATTTCCTAGCAATTCAATTATGTTTGAAATATCACAATTTCTTGAAAAAAATTCAGATGATTTTGGGTCAACCCTGTCAAATAAAACAAAACAGATAGCTGAAGAAATGCAGCTAACATTACGCCCAGCTTCTGGGCAACCAATTGCTGCAAACTTTGAGTCAATGGTTCAGTTTCAAAAAAGACTTAATTCAGCAATAGATGACGCAATGCCCGGAGGAGCAAATCCAAATAAAACGGTTGCTGCTGAATTATCTGAATTATCAACAAGAGTAAAAGCAGGAATTGAAAAGGCTGTAGAGAGACGATCTACAGGATTATACAAAGAGTATAAACAACTAAATGCAAGCTACAAAGATTTAATGGATGGGATAATGCCTCCAATAAATGCTAATCTTATTGCTAGAGCAAAAAAAGATGATTTTGATGCTTTTGGTTCAATGTTAGTTTCGAGGCAAAATACGTCTTCTATAAAAGAATTTATGAAGAGTTTAGATAAGTCTTTTGAAGCTATTAAGAAAGCAAATGGAGATTTACCTGAAGGAATAAAAAACTCTAAACAAGCAAAAGAAATTGTTCGTTCTTCTTATGTGAGAAATTTATTGAGTGGCGGGGATGAAGACGTAATATTTAATCAATCTACGATTAACAAATTCAATAGACCTGACGCTCAAAAAAGAATGGCTGCGGTTCTTGGAGAAGATTTTCCTGAATTCAAAAAACTAATAAACGCTGTTGGTGATTCGTTGCAATCAACACCTATGGGAGCTTTTGCTCTCGCTTTAAGAAGCAGGGAAATACAAGGCTTGCTTGTTGCCGGGCCTGCTGCTTTCTCTGGCTTAACTGGAGACTTAGACTCTGCGCAGCAAACTGCCGCAGTTTCTGCCGCAGGTGTATTGGGTTTGCCAGTAGTTTTATATAAGCTGTCAAAAAATCCCGCAGCAGTTAGACGATTAATTAGCTTGGAGAAGACCGCTAAAGAAAAACCAGATGTCACTCCAGAATTTATTGTAAGCAGCTTATCGAAAGTATTTTCTGCTTTAAATGAAGATGATAGAAAATCAATAAAAGAAGAGCTTTATAACGCAAACTACTATACAAAAGAAGGATACTAGCCCCTTGGTAAACGCCTCTCCTCCATCGTGGGGAGGGGCTTATTTTTTAGCTCCTCTTCAATCAAGAATTCGCAGAACTGTTTGATCTTTCTAAGGTCGTCCACTCCTCCCTTATCCCGCCATCGCGAGATGTATTTCACAATAGCTCCCTCGCAAAAACCCAAGTCGTTAGCCAAGATGTAATCAATAGGCTGAATCTTTAACTTCTGGTAGTGGCTACCTGCTACTTGATAGTCTGTGGATTTCAATGTATTACCTCGTCTTCTGTTTCTGCGTTCTCTAGGTATTTCATAAAGAGTTTCTTTAGATTTGGATTGTCATGGATAAACCCGCTGAAGTCCTCGAGCATAATCCCAATAGTGCCAATGACGTTACGGTCATGACCCTCTGCTGTGTA